GCACATCACCAGGATAAATAAGAGGCGAACCGTCCACCGCAGTTTTTCTACCCATCAGCTGAGGATTCGCATTTTTTATCAAAACCCATTTTCCACTAAGACCATATTGTCTGGTAGAAATAGAGCCAAGAGTGTCACCTTTCTTCACAGTGTAACTAGACATAATAAGCAACCTCTTTTCCCATAGGTAAAACTTTCAATTCATCCAGCATCAAATTATTGTCCGTAATAAATTCATCAATGTGCGAATCAACTTCACCATAAAGCTCTGCAAGCAGTTCTATAATTTGTCTGTCACGACCAAGTACAATAACGCGTCTTTTTCTCAGGCTGAAAGCAGTATTCAAAACCAGAGCTACAGTCTTCTGATAAACTTCAAGCAATGCAGAATAACTTTCCGAAGTTTCAATCAAAACATCTTTTCCAACTTCACTATCCAGCTTTTCTTTTACACTTTCATAAACTTCCTGAACCTTTTCAGCTGCAGTAATAGCATCCTCTCTACTGGTAAATCCGTCCTGAGTTCCATCAGTAGAACCGCCCTCAGAAGAAGACGAACTCTGGCCGCAGGCAAAAGTAGTACCCTCACAAATTGCGCAAATGGCACCCTGCAGGCTTAATTTCATAACCGCATACTGATTACGAACCTTCTTATCACCAAACGGATCATTCTTAAATTTCTTCACAATATCGCGGACCATATTCGCATAAGCTGTAATAATTTCACCCGGCATACTTACAATAGTTGCCGGTAATCTCATCAGCTTCAAAACAGTAGCAGCATAACCACGAATATCATTAATCGGAGCAGTAGCACTGTTCACAATCTTTCTCATGGCCTTATAAGCACCGTTAGTAATATCATTCAAATTAAAATTCTTTTTAGTTGCGACCATATCAGCAAAATCATCAATATTGTCACAAATGATTTTCGCACTGTCTTTACACAAGTTTTCAACCTGTAGAACTTCCGGCGCGCTATCCAGGCTTATTGATGCCACAAACTCATCAATCGCGTTATCAACAAACACCTCAGCTGCAGCCGTAATATCAGAACTGCTTTCTGTAACACTCTGCAGAATTTCCTTATCAGTATTAGTCTCACTAAAAGTTACAGTAACAGTAGAAGTATTAACCTCAGTAACAAGACCATCCTCACGCTTAATAGTTCCAGTCGGAACCACAGCACGAGTACCATATACAGGATGACGAAGAGAACCAATTCCTCTCTCTTCCAGTGCAGCTTCAAACTCATCAGCTTTATCCATGCAAAGCTCACCGGTAAAAATACAGGTAAGCGGAAAGCGGCGGCCACCACGTCCGAGGCTCTGAACATAAGCACCGTCTTTTTCAGGGAATGTAAAAGTCGCAGTCTTCAAGTCAGTTTCTTTAGAAACATTATCAAAAACAAAAGAAAACTCTTTTCCAGAAGGACTGGTATATTTAATGTCATTCAATTCCATATCTCCCATTTTTATTCAGAAACATGGGAAAAACTATCAACAAGCATACTTTTTCTAAAAGTGGCGTTTTATCCACATATTCCACAAGTTATCCACAATCCGCCACAATAAAAAAAGGGAGCGCACCGGCAACCAGCACGCTCCCCAGGAGAGAGTTTATGTTAAACGGCGATGAAGCCATTTAAGCCATTTTAATTATTTCTTTTTAGATAAAGCGTTAATTCCAGTAATAACACCAATAATCAAAAGAACCAGAGCAATTACAGCCACAATGATTTTAGAAACCATATCAGGCGCAAGACCAAGCAAACCAAGTCCAAGAGAACCGGCTGCAATTAAAATAATTGCCAGAACAACTTTCCAGTCTTTTTTTTCAGACTTTTTGTAAGTTGTCACACACAAAGCTCCTGCAGAAGCAAAAGCAACAGCGAGAGCAGTCCATTCTACAGCAGGAACATCGGTTACAGCAGCAACAGCCGCACCTGCAAGAATCAAAGCAATCAGAATGTAGATAAAGATTTTTTTCATAATCTTCCTCCTAATATTTTAAGCAGTCATTAAAGACTACCTGTATCCACTAAAAACTTCCGCTGGAAGCACTCTGGATAGTAATTCCAGGAGCCGGACCACTAACCTTAGCCTGAACACCTTTCTCAAGACCAATAGTCATACGGCTCTCATTAACCGTTGTACTCTGCTCATAAGAATAACGTTCTGCAGGAGTTACAGGCGCATAACCAGTAACACCTGGATTTTCGCTCGCTTCTGCATCCTCATCTTTCTGAGCTTCATAAGTCATAGAATTAATAAAATCATCAATTCCGGAATTAAATTCCGCAATCTTTCCGCCAATTCCAGGAATATGACTAAGCATACCAAGTAACTTCTGAACCGGAGTTAAAAGCCATTTTAAGATAGTAGCTCCAATCTGCTTAATACCAGCAATAAAACCACCTTTTTTAAAAGCATTAATAATATTTGCAATCGGCTCCCAGAGCTTCTGTAAAGCACCTAAAAGCACATTCCAGATCACGTTAGCAATATTCTTAATCCACTGCCATGCTTTCTGCATTGCAGCTGTTACCTTATCCCAATTCATAGCAAGCGCAACAATAGCCGCAATAAGCGCAATAATTCCAAGTACAATCCATGTAACCGGATTCGCCAGCATCGCAATATTAAAGCCTGTCTGCGCTGCAGTAGCCGCAGTAGTAGCTGTAGTTTCTGCAGTCATGGCTGCAGTTTCAGCCGCAACCGCAGCAGTCAAAGCTGCCTTAGCTGCAGTCAATCCGCTGGTAATTACAACCCATCCAATCTGAGCCGCCTTAATAATTACCTGAATAGCCTGCCATGCTTTCATAGCAATGACAGTACCCATAATTACAGTTTTATATAAAGTAATAGCACCTACAATCGCAATAATCGGACCGCGTAAAGCCCAGATAACCTGAGCAAATCCAACTACCATTCTTATAGCACCACTAAGAATATTCATTACACCAATAATCGCCTGAGTGACTTTATCAATATTGATATTATTCACCATATCAATAATTTTCTGTAATCCCTCAGAACCGCCATTTTCAGCCACAGCTTTACCAATATTCAGCTGCACGCCCTCAATAGCACTCTTCAAAAGCGTAATCTGACCCTTTAAAGATTTATTCATTGCAGTAGCAATGTTTTCAGCCGTACCACCAGCACCTTCCAGAGTAGTTACATATTTTCTGATTTCTTTAGTACCAGACTGCATAAGTGTCAAGAATGCACCAATATTTCGCTTACCAAAAATATCCTCAAGCGCAGCGTTTTTAGTCTGTTCGTCAAAATCTCCGAGTTTATTTTCAAACTGCTCAAGAATGTCAATAACAGGTAACATCTTTCCGGCCTGATCATAAACTTTGATTCCAAGTTTATCCAAAGCCTTAGCACCACTTGAACTAGGCGCACCAAGATTCAACATCATATTTCTTAATGCTGTTCCGGCCTCAGCTCCCTTTATACTGCTATTAGCAAGAATTCCAACCATACCACTAAACTGCTCAAGAGAACCGCCCATAGTAGTAAAGGTAGAAGCACCGCTCTTTACAGCTTCAAACCACTGGCTCATATCGGTATTAGCCATGTTAGTAGTTTTAGCTACAACGTCAGCAATACGATTCATATTCTTAGAAGTCTGCTCAGCAACTTCCTCAGCTGATAAAGAAGGATCATTAACGGTAAGCCCAAAAGCACCAATCGCGTCAGTGGCCATATCAACGGCACTAGTCAAATCCATGTTAGTGGCTGCAGCAAGATTAGTAGTACCCATAAGCATACCAATAGCCTGATCAGATGAAAGACCAGCCATCGCCATCTTATCAAGCGCACCAGCCGCCTCTTGCGCACTGAATTTCGTTTTAGCTCCAACTTCCATCGAAGCTTTCTGGAGCCGTTCCAAATCCTCGGTAAACTTTTCGCTGGTAACATCCAGGTCCACAAACTTAGCACCAGCCTGAGTTACACTGTCTTCAAACTCAATATATTTTTTAGTTGAATCTACAATAGCAGCCACCGAAGCCGCAGCTCCGACAGCTAAAAGACCTTTAGCAGCTCGCTTACAGCTGTTTCCAAACTCATTTAAACTTTTCTCAGCGGCTTTCATGTCGCTTTTAATTTTAGTATTAATTGATTGAGAAACACCCTTTAATCCTTTCATTTCTCCTTCAATCTTTTTTATAGGAGCAGTCATAGCATCAACAGCCTTAAAAATTGTTTCAACCGCGTACTTACTTGCCATGATTCTTTTTCGCCTCCTTTGTAGATTTCTGAATTTCGATTAATCCGGGAATTAAAGCATCGTACCAAAAGTGAATTTCACTTAAAGTCAAATTACCAGGTAAGACCGGCAAGTGATAATCTGAATAAATCTGTCTTAAAGCTGTACAAGCTCCGGTAAGCAGATCTACTTTTTTTCTCTTGCCGTCCACCGCAATTTCAAACTTTAAATACTCAAGAAAAAACTTGCGATAGCCTGTAAAACCTTATAGTCAGTCGCATGGATTTTATTAAAAAATCCATTGTCTTTTCCTGTCATTGCGCTCATAACACAATTCAATTTCTTAAAATTCTGAGTGTCTTTCATACCGTCCATAGCAGTAAAAAGACTTCCCATAGGCTGGCCAATATTCAATTTCATGCCGGAAAAATTTTCCGGACTACGATTAGAAACAGTGTATTCAATTTCACCATCACTAAAAGTCAAACGTCCAGCCATACAAGCATCAACAAGACGCTTTTTAAGATTTTCAAAATCCTTAGCGTCCTCTTCATTCATGTTAGCAACTTCATAATCAATACCGGTAATGTCGCACCAGTTTTCAAATTCCTTTTCTGCCTGCTCTTTAGCAATTACTTCATCAGCCATAATTCAAATCTCCTATATAAAAAAATAAAGCAGAAAGCCCCCCGGCGCACCAGGGAACTTTCTGCTTAAAGTTCCAAAAACTTAGCCGAGCTTTTCGCAGGAACCGTTCAGAGTAATCTCTGCAGTTCCTTCTTTCATGTCAGCTTTTACCGCGTCGGTAATCTGCATAGAACCACCAATAACAGTTCCATCAACCATAGTCGCAGAAACGTCAAAGAAGTCCATGCTGTCCTGGCATTCTTTTAAGAACTCCATATCGTCATTCTCATTACTGAGAGTAACATGAAGTCCTTCGATAGCACCCACATGACGGCTCTTAACAATTCTGTTAGTACCATCACCATTAGGCTTTACTTCATTATGAAAACCATTGTAAGTAATCTCACAAGTGTCTTCTCCGTCAGTAGTAAAGCGGCGGCCATTAATAACAATAGATTCAATGCATCCAGAAGCCATTATTCACCTCCCAGGTAGAATCCGAAGAATACATCAGTTGAAGAAACCTCAATGTTACCACTGAGCTTTACAGGGAACTGAACGTTAAGTCTCTTTGGATTCTCGCTGTCAATTTCAACTTTCAGATTCTTCTTAGTGAATTCTGCATCACTAATAAGAGCCTTAGAAGCCAGAGATTTTGCAAGATTCACAAATGCAGTAACAACCATCTTAGGCTGAACAGCATTAGGATTAGTTACAACATCTGCATCAGGAACAAGAGGAACGCCAATCATTCCGTCAGCTTCCATAATCAAACGAACATTGTAAACAACGTTCATCAATTTCATCATATCTACAACGTAGCGGCGAGAAGGATATTTACCCTCAGCAACCGGATGATAGAAAGTGATAATATCGTTCAAACGTGCAGCAGAACCTTCTTTAATGTTAGTTGAGGCACCTTTAGAAACAGCCTGATTACGAACATTGTAATCTTCCTGAACCAGATCATCTCCAGTATGAAGGCCAGTCAAAAGACCTTTATAACCGCAAGCTGGATCTTTATCAGCCTGTGTCATAATGTCATTTACAAGACCCTTAGCAGCAACCACATAAGGAAGCTCGCGAGAACCAACAGAAGGAATCAGGAAGTTGATGTAGTCGTTGGGACGTGCATCAGTTACAGTTGTACGAGTAGCATAATTGTCAGTACAACCATGAGCTACAAGACAGCCCTTCTTATTAAGAACACCCCAGCGTCCTTCTCCGAAGTTCTGGTATTTATCAAGGTTAGTTGAGTTATTATATGGATAAAGGTCCAGAATAACAGTTTCCCAAACACCGCCGATAGCAGCGAGAGCAGAATCAACATCACCATCAATCGAACCGCCTGAAAGCTGAGTAACGCTGAAAGTCAATCCAGCAATGTCAGCATCGAGTTCAATCTTAATCAAGTTTCCGATAGTTCCCTTACATTTTGAAGTAAGTGGAATCGCATGGCTGTCTACATCACCTGCAGTAACAGGCATATTAAGAACACCATTAATGGCTGTCTTAATTGCAGCAAGCACATCGTCACCGGCATCATCTTTAGTTACAGCAAACTCTGCAACAATTCCGCCGATGTAAATCTTACCACTACCGTTAGCAGTAGCAGTTCCGGTAATTCCAAGACTACCAGCCGCAGCGACAGCACTAGTTCCTTCTGCTACTGGATAAATAGTAACAGGGAAGCTCGCGCCGTTTCCACTCTGCGGAAACAGCTGCAAAGCAGCAAGATGAAGAGGAGAACCATAGCCATAACGCTCTGCTACCAAAGCTGCGCTAGATTCACATTCATACTTTTTTGTTGAATAAGCAATGCCGCTATTACCCGGACCTACAATCGCAAGTCTCTGAGGCAAGAGAGCAGCCTTGCCAGCGTTAAAGTTCTTATAGCTAACTTCTACGCCAGTAACGCGCGAGATAGCAGAAGCACTTACACCCATCTTATTCCTCCTGATCCATATCTACGATAACCAATCCGGTATCGTCAAGAATTTCCAACGAAATCGGCGCAATCTCTACGCCAGCCACCTGAGGCGAAAACTCAATCAGATCCACATCCATCACAATGCGCACAATACACACTCTTCCGGCTGCATTCTGCTGATTCGGCA